AAAACGGCCTATGTAAACTGCCAAGACGACCTGAGATAACCACTCGCAACGACCTGGATTTCAATGGAAAGAGGCTGCCTGATTTTTCAGGCAGCCTCTCTGTTTCTGTGGAGATGGGCGGACTAGTTCCCCTGGGATTCGCTTTTATACTTGCTTGATTATCAATATGTAAATTTTGTGAAAACAGCCCATTTTGGATGGTTACTGTCCCGATTCTGTCCCGGCTTTAAGTGCCGTTTATGATATTATTTGTGTATTGTAGAAGATTTATCCCTTTTGAAAAATGAATTTTCAAAGGGGAGTTATTGATCATTCTTTAAAAACTCATTATCCGGAATAAATTTTGAATTTATTTTCTTGTCCTTAAAAAATCTCATCACTGGAGCTTCGTTTATGAAGTTTTCAATTGAGCTTTCGCGAAGTATTCTTAGCTCATCAAAATTAACCATCCGCTCAATGTATCCGGTCTCAGAATCTCTTAAGGTATAATCAGCATACTGATAGATATTGCCGTTTTCTTCATAGGTACACGATTGGCTGATTATATACTGGCTGAACGAAAACGGGTCAAGAAGCACATTTGCGATCTCAAGAGTAAACGTGAGGTTTTTATACTTAATTGTACCTCCTATAATGTATTGTAGCGGCTTAAATGTATATAAGTTACGTTCATCGTCAAATGACTCAGATATTAAGGCAAATAGCCTAGCACAGCTTACAGAGTACTCAACATCCAGCTTTAATGAGTTGAATGTGTCGTTTTGTTTCTCTTTCCCTTTAAAAATGTCGAAGTTTACAATCATAATATTGTTGTTTAAATATTTTTCAAGGTTTTTTGATACTCATTTGCCTTTCTGTTTTTATATACAGATTTCAATCTTTTGTATTCCTCTTCGAAAGCCTTAAATGATCCTGTAATGTCTAAAATTATCAATGAATTTGAATAATAACCCATTCTACCATCTGATATCGAATAATCATAGTTTGCCTCAATTCTGTCATTTTTCCACTTCCTTTTTTCAAAAGAGTTCAGATGAAAATTGTATTTTGAAGTTGAGTTATCCCATTTTTCAACACAGAATTTTTGCATATTTCCCTGTCCTTCCCCATACTTCATAACTAGCATCCCGATAATTTCTTCTTCGCAGAGATTTATATGAATGCCTACTAATGTGTCTTTGTAGAAAAATAAAGAAATCTGATTGATCTCAACCTCCCCAAAATAGTATTTAGATAAATAGTACTGTTTTATGATTTTACTCTCTTCGATAAAATTTGCTTCCTCATATTCAGACGAAAAATAACCTATACGGAAATTTGGTTTCTCATCTGAATCAATATAAACGTTCTTTTCAGATTGTCTTTTCAATATTGACTTTAGGTCTTTCTCTGTTGTTTTGAGAATTTTGAATCCAGCAAATCCATTTAAATCCTTAGCCTGAATCATCATTGCCGAATCAGTTGTATTAAATGAAGCAGATTCATTTGTAATAACTTTATCCGGATGACAAGAGCACAACACAATAATTAATGCAGAAATGATTAATAGTTTTTTCATAATTTAATTTGGATGTCATTTCTTAAAATTATCCTACAGAAGTGAGCTTTGAATCTACTCCTTGATGACTGATACCCCCCTCTTTCTCTCTCTCAAGCAGCAGAAGATTGGTTTTTATCAAATCTCCTAACTGCTTGTTTTTGATTCTTAATTCTTCTTTTAAGTCACTTATTTCAGCCCTCGCAGATTGATTGTCCTCTAATAATTTATTTTGCGCATCAAGATTTAAAAGTAAATCTTTCTTGTCTTGATACGTCGCTTGATTATCGTTGAGCACGCCGGAAGTTTTAATCATTTGCCCTCTTCCGGTTAGTAACCATTCAAAAGAAATATCAGTGTATTGAATTAGGATTTTTTCTAATTTATCAGTACCAATTGCACCATTATTCTTTAAAGATTTACCAAAAGAGGCATTTCCCATCCCAATGCTCTTCTCAAATGCACTAATACTAATGCCTTTAAAATCAATATATTCTTTTAGTCTCTCTAAAATCATTTTAAATAAATTAGGATAAATGCTAAAATAATTTTGGAAAATAGGAAATATCCTATACCTTCGTAATTGTATTCACAATCATATTCACAAATATAGTCAGTTACAAATGAACGAATATACTAAAAATATAGAATTAACCTACGGAAATGCAAAAGTGATTGCCAAGAAAGCGAGCACAACTCCTCAGTATGTTCGTACTGTATTACACAGACACAAAAGCGGTCATCGTATATATGGCGAAAAGGCAAAAAAGATCATGAAATTATTACTAAAAGATAGTTAGCCGGATAGAGCGGGGGGCGTGATGTAGTAGCGCGCCTGGATTTATCCAATAATTCCCCGCTCTTTTTTAACTCTACTACGAACTAATTTAATACTACTATGAATAATTACCAAATTGCTTTATCGTCCGTTCTGGACGACCATTCCGACAGCATTGAAGCTGTTTCAAAAGGATTAAACAAAGTTTCCGTTTTCTATCGTGGAGTCGTTTATGACTATGACAAATTACCTCTTGAGGCCCGTTTTGCTTTTGCCAGGAGCTTCCAGCCGCACATTAGTGTATATCGCTCGTTAGAAGCAAAATTCGGTGCACTGGAGGCAGAAGAGCGCCTTTGCTGGTGCTTGTATGGTTCGTTTGATTCGCATCCGGATATCTCCTCAAACAAAGCAAATATCGAGGTCTCTTCACACTGCCTGGTATGCCAATACGAAAAACCATTCTGTCACAGGATTCTCCCTTATTTAACTCATAGACAACAAGAGTGTTTTTTGCTCATGCGAAAAGGATTGACAGATAAGGAAGTTGCAAACGAGCTGGATATTTCATTTCTGACAGTAATTAAGCACATGAATAATGCCGTTGAGAGAATCCGGATGATTCTTGGCAAGCCAGTTACTCGACAGTACATTCTAAACGACCTGGTGAATGCCGGGATTTAATATAATAACTACTAACACTATATTTAATGCAATGAAAAAGGAAGACTTAATTAAAGCTACTGAGATTCAAACAAAAATAGAAGCCATCACGACTTCAATTACATCTGTAAAGGATGTATTAAATAAAGGTAATATGCCGGAATTGTTTTTAAAATTCAACAATCAAAAAAATCTATTGTCCCCGCTCTTTCTTGCTATTCCGGATAACCTCTCATATAAAATTATTGATATGGTATTGTGGCAGTTGGAAGATGATCTGAAAAATTTAAATTCTCAATTTGAAAAACTATGACAGTACAAGAATATAGAGAGCTTTTAGCTCCATTGTTTCCGGCAGCGGCAAGATTCAAAGGTTTTCAAGTCGTTTGGTTTATATATAATGGTGGTATCGAAAAGGGTGTAATAAAACGCCTTTTACAACCTCCGTCTACTCCGCCAAAGTACACGATTGCCGTTTTTGATGATGAACTTAAGCTTCACCTTCTCGTGGCACCTGAGTCAGCAATTTTTAGTTCTCTGGAAGATCTTGCTAAATGGTGTGCAGAAAATATGACCGAATCTCACAGATATCATACACTTAAACACTATCAAAAATACTATGCCGGTATTGATGATAATATGGGAGTTGCGATTGATGAATATCTGGCTTCTAAAATGATTTAGTAATTGAACTTAAAGGGAAATGATATTATGCTAAACATTGATTTTATTCAGGGTTATAAAGAAAAGAGTGTTTTTGTCTCAGAAGAAGGCATTATGTCTGTCGTGTACCTAATGGACTGCATGGATGCTCTAAAGCAAATACCTGTGAATTTCTTCGGACTCGCAATAGTGGATCCTCCGTATGGAATTAATGCGCCAAATATGCAAATGGGTTCAGCTCCCAATCGAAACGAGAAGGGAGGATATCCAAGCGAAAGCACTGCTGTAAAACTCAGAAAAGGAAGGTTAAATTCCGTGGGCGGGCACATGAAAAACTCCACTCTTGTAAATTCTGACTGCAGTTGGGATGATGAGCAGCCAAAACCTGAATACTTCTCTGCATTAATGTCGATATCAGAAAATCAAATAATATGGGGCGGAAACTACTTTCCTCTGCCTCCTTCGCGTTGCATGATTTGTTGGGACAAATTACAACCATGGGATAATTTCTCTCAGTTTGAACTTGCATGGACTTCATTCGACAAACCAACTGCGATGTTTCGCTACTCAAACACAGGCGGATTGAACCATGAGAAAAAGATTCACCCAACACAAAAACCTATTAAATTATATGAGTGGCTGATTTCCAAATACTTCGTGGGGGGGGGTGTTATTGATACCCACTTAGGAAGTGGATCGAGTAGGATTGTAGCACATAAAGCAAAAATCCCATTTATGGCGTTTGAGATTAACGAAGAGTATTTTAAAACATCGGTACAAAGATTTTTTAACCGACCAAGAGAATTGAATTTTTAAAAAACATAAAAGATTAATAAGTAAAAAGTTATGGCAACAATTTATAAAACTGACGGTACTGTTGAAGAAATTCAACCTAAGAACAGAAGGGACTTTAAGCTGAACGAACTTCAAGAAATAGTTGATGGCTACATAGAATTTATTTATCTCAAAAATGAAATGGTTATGGTCGTTAATGAAGAGGGAAAGATTAATAATTTACCTCTTAATCAAAATGCTACGCTCTATGTACAAGCACATGATTTTGCCGATGTTATTGGAGGTAATGCTCTAGTTTGTAAACAGTCCGAAATTAAATAATACTATGGAAACAGGAGTTGAACCAAGGAGCTTGACTGCAAAAGAAAAAGCTGAAGAGTTAGTTAATAAATACAAACCTCTTGTTTATCCGTTTTCTGCAGGTAGTGGATTCCTTTCCGGAGATATCTCTGAGGAAATGATAATTAGGAACGCAAAAAAGTGTGCTCAGATTGCCGTTGATGAGATTCTTCAAACAAATCCAACGCTAAAAGGGACATCCGAAGATCTTATTACAATGATTGTTCAGACTAAAGCGTATTGGCATTCGGTAAGTATCAATATTGAAAAAATTAAATAAAGCAATAATGGGTTATCCAGAAACACAATGCTCTGAGTACAATATCGATGATGTTGTACCATATATCAATAGACGAGGAAACATTGCAAAATGTAAAATCAAGTCATTTCACGATGTCGGTAATGGCACGGTTTGGTTCAAAGGATTTGACATAAAAACTTTGGCAGACGTATTCTATCCTGTTCGGAAATCAATTGGTTTAGCCAAAGCAATTGATAATACCAAAAATCATGAAACTAACTAAAGACAAATCAAGTATATGAGCGCAAATGACTCTTTAAATATAATTATCCCGGAAGATCTCCGGAAATGCAGAGAACAGGCTTTAAAACTAGCCTCTTTTGGCAGCCTTGAGGGAACAATCCCGGTAAAAATTGATAGTAGAACAACAATCTTTAAAAAGGTAAAGAAATGAAAACTTATGTAATAATGATTTCCATGACATTTCCTGCAACTCACCCTAAAAAGGGAAAAGAGACTTTTTTTAAGGAAAGGATTCTCAAACCATTCGATGCGTTTTCGCTAGGACGGGCAGAGAAAATTCATACTATTCGCGAAAATTATGACCTATGGAAAAAGCGGATATCGGAGGTACAAGCTGGTAAAGCAGAGTTATCCCTTCGATATTGGACAGGTAGCCCGTATAATTCGAGGAAAGACGGGAGCAAGCAAAAAGAGTTCTTAAAGTTGACAAAGGATCATGGTGTCGGAATTCAATCGGTTACCCTTGATTTTAGAACATTTGTTTCAACAGTTGACGGCGACGGCTTTAATCAAACCATTGACCAGATTGGTAGGAATGATGGATTTCGGTCCCTCAGGGATTTCAAGGATTGGTTTGCACATTACGATTTGACTAAGCCAATGGCAATAATCCATTTTACCCATTTTCGTTATTTATAAAGCAGATTAAATACTATGAAAACAACTACTCTTTTACTCATTTTATGTCTGTGTGTCATATGCATGTTGATACTTGCCTTAAATGGAGCAATCACTTATTTCAAAGAAAAAATTAAATCTCTGGAAGATGAACTTAAAAGAAATAAAGGAATCGGGTCTGGAGTCGGAGCTGATTCAGGTAAAGAATTTCGTTACCAAGATCGCCGCTCTTCGTGCTAGTCAAAGAGCGTACTTCCGGGATCGCCAACATAAGGATCTTGTACAATCAAAATTATGGGAAAGCGAAATTGATGCTTCACTTCCCAACATAACCAGTTCAGCAGCAAAAATTTTAACGGTAATTAAAGACATAATTGACAATGGAATTCAACCACAAACAGATACAGACAATATTGAAAGCTCTGCAAATAGCGAGCGATGTAACGAAGATTCATTTTGCACAACAGGCAGTGGCAGCCAGGATCTCTTCTCCGGAGTCGGAGATAAAAGAGAAGTTTCTATCCCAACAGGTCATTACCGTTGATGCTGCTGATGAATTTGATTCGCTCATTCCGGATTTAAAAGAATTGGCCAATAGACAAAATTACTCACTCAATCAAGAATAGGTGCTATGACAATAATTCCTCATGATGGAAAAGAATATCGCCCGATCCTGTTTGGCAGCATAGATAGTTTTGAACCATCTGACTCTATAACATGCATTTTAGATGTCGTTCCGCCGGAGATTGATCTTTTTGGGAAAGTTGTACATCATAAAATTAAAGTTTCTGATATAAAGGGTTTTAAGGGTACTTTGATGATGACTCCTATTACTTTTCCTGAATCTCATTATAAGGCGAATAGCAAAATAATTGATTAATAAGATTTATATGAACTACTTCACAAAGTCAGATACCGAAAAAATATTAGATAGATCAGAAGGAAAACTGGTTGAGATTATAAGTCAATTTGTATCACTCAGACAGGCAGGAGCCAGCTATGTTGGTAAATGTCCGAAGTGCGGTTCAGAGAGAGGGTTAATGATCACTCCGGCAAAAAATGTATTTACTTGTTTTAAGTGTAAAGAAGTAAAGGGCAAACGGCCGGTAGACTATCTCCTGACCGGCGAAGACAAAACGTTCCCGGAAGCTCTTCAATATTTAGCGGATCATTACTCTATTATTCCAGAAGCAGATCTTAAACCTGCACCTAAAAGCAAGGTTGTAAAAAGTATTTCTCAAAAGAAAAAGGGTAAAGACTCCGATTCGTTTTGTGCTAAAATGCTATCGGAATCCGGGCTTACATTTGAGGATGTGACGGCTACAGTGTATAAGTCGAACGATGAGAGAACTATTTTTCAGGAAAAAACCTTTTCAAAAGGGACCTTGTCAGAAACTGGTGAGATTGATTCCTCCGGGAATGATGTAATTATCAAATATTTCGATTTAGACGGATTTCCCATCACCTATACTCAAAAAGACTCAAAAAAGCGTGATGCTGCAAAGGTTAAAGAATACTTCCGTGTTAGATGGCAGTATCCGGAAGAACATAAAGATAAGTCTGGAAAGCCGTCTAAGTACAGATCTCCGTTTGGTGCCGGTTCATTTGTCTATATCCCGGAGAAGATAAGAGCTGCCTTTAAAAACAAACAAATCATTGAGCGGCTGTTTATCCAGGAAGGGGAGAAAAAAGCAGAGAAGGCAAGCAAGCACGGGTTATTATCTCTAGGGATAGCCGGTATTCAGAATCTTGGCCATGAAGGAAAGCTCCCTGAAGAAGTTGCAAAAATCATTCAGGTATGTCAGGTTAAAGAGGTTATTTTTCTCCTGGATTCGGACTGTTTTGACCTTACTACTCACCTTAAAATTAATGAACCGGTTGAGCGGCGGCCAAAAAACTTCTTTTATGCGGTTAAGAATTACAAAGAGTATTTTAATATTCTAAAAAACAGAGGGCTATATGTCGAGGTATATTTCGGATATGTTATAAAAAACGAAAACGGGGATAAGGGAGTTGATGACTTGCTTACCAATCAGCTATTAAAAAATGAGGCTGATCTCAACGAAGATATTGGGAAAGCAATCAATTTGAAGGATATGGGAGGTAAGTATATTCAACTGCACAAAATAACAACCATGACCGATTCACGAATCTTGGAGATATGGTCATTGCAATCACCAAAATCGTTTTGTGAAAAGTATTATGCTGAGTTGAAAAGCCTTCCTGAGTTCATGTTTGGCCAACATAAGTGGCGCTTTAATGACGATGGAGAGCTAGAAACAGCCCAACCGCTCGAAGCGGATGAACAGTTTTGGCTTGAAAAAAAGAAAGAAGGGAAAGATGGAAATATATCTACAAATTATGAATTTAAGTATGCTCGTTGTTTCCGCTTTTTGACAAACCGGGGATTTGGGAGATATCGGTGTAAGGATGGCTCTTTTGAATTCGTTTTACAGCAATACCCGTTTTTAAAAACTATAACACATATCGATGCGCGAGACTATTTAGTCGATTTTACAAAGACATATGCCAACGAAGAGGTTTTAGAGATGCTTTACCGAGGTGGTCCACAATATTTAGGCCCGGATAAACTGTCTCACTTGGATTATATCAATCCTGTCTTTGAAGTTCCTACAAGAGACCGGCAGTATTTATATTTTAATAGCTGTTTTTGGGACATAACTCCGGAGAATATAGAACAAAAACCGTACGAACAGATTCATCATCATATTTGGTCGGATTCTAAGAAGGAGTTTGATGCAACAATTCTGCCGGATCTTATTAAAGTAACCAAGGACCAGGACGGAAAGTATTTTTATACGATTACTGATATCGGAAAGAAGTGTCAATTCCTTAGATTCATAGAAAACACATCAAATTTTACGTGGAGAAAGGAAAGAATGCTCCGTGAAGGCTCTGACGATGTCACAATCTCACCAGAGGAGCGTTATGAAAACATACAGCACCTTGTAGCGAAGTTATGCAGCATCGGTTTTTTGATTACATCCGTAAAAGATAGGTCAATTGCGAAGGCTGTAGTGGCTGTCGATGGTAAACAATCCGAAGTAGGCATTTCTAACGGCCGCTCCGGGAAGTCTTTGATTGGCGAGCTGCTTAAACGATGCATTATTTCACAGTACATTAACGGAAAAACCATCGATTTACTAAGAGATACATTCATTTGGGATGAAATGTCGGAAAAAACAAAGCTTGTCTTTGTGGATGACGTTAAACGAGACTTCCCTTTTGAGCTCATGTTTGCCAATATCACCGGGGACTGGGCAGTCAATGTAAAAGGAGATCGCCGATTTACCTTAGAATTCCGGAACTCACCAAAAATATATATCACAACCAACCATATGTTATCCGGAGAGGGTTCTAGTTTCCTTGACCGGCAGTGGAACATCGCCTTTTCGGATTTTTATAATGAAGACCATAAACCGGCAGATGATTTCGGATGTATGTTTTTCGATGAGTGGGACTTTGAACAATGGAATTTAACATGGAATCTCGTTGCTCAATGTGTTAAGCTGTATTTCCAATTTGGATGCGTGGAGAGCCCAGGAGAGAGAATTGAAATGAGAAAGCTCCGTCAGAATATGACTGAAGAATTTATTCTCTGGGCTGATGAGTATTTTTCAGATGATCTACATCGCAATATTCGACTTGCCCGCCGTAATATTTATGAGAATCTTATCGAATCCGTTGGTGAGAAGAGACGACAATATTACACACCGCCCGGATTCAAAAAGAAAATCAAGGATTTTTGTAAGTGGAAGGGGTATCGGTTTAATCCGCATAAGTACGACCCTGTTACAGGAGAGCCAAAATATTTTGACAAAGACGGTAATCCGGTTGATGATGATAAGGCCGGAGGAGTAGAATATTTTACTGTGTCGGACATTGATCATGCATATCAAAAAGAGACAGCTAAAGAGCCGGACTATGGCTCAGATATATTTAACACACCAATGGAGGATTAAAAATGGATTATAGCGAATACAGACTAGCGAATAACGCTGAAATTGAAGCCCTGAAGTCAAAGTATGGTAACAAGTATATTCGCTTTCAGGAGGAAATATTCAAGTTTTTAGACAACATGCCGCTTGAGGATTGGATATCTTTTACAAAAAAGATGAGCCCGCAAAATATTCCAATTGCAGTAAAGGTAATCTGTCATTACATTGATATTAAAGCGACAGTTTACGACTATGTTGAATTTAATTCAACGTTTACACTTATCCGGAGAAAGAAAATGATTATAAACAAAGCTTATGAGATTGCAACGCAAAAATAGGGTCATGGTTGCCCTGGCCACAGAGAAGGATACAAGAAATAGATTACTTCAGGAGATGATGGTAAATGCCGGCTTTTGTAAGATTTCTTCAGATGCCAGGAAGATAATCGAAAAGGGCATTAATGATGTTGATCTTGATACGGCGTTCTTTATTGCTGCATACGACTTCCGATTCAATGAGAGCCATGTTATATCACAACGCCTGATCCGGATGGCCATGCAAGGGGTACCGGTATTTATTAGCACGAAACATGTACCGAATCAATATCTGCAGTTTTGTGAAATAATTTTTCCGCAGTAATGTTTTCTATATTAAAAAAATAAATAAATTTACAGTAACAAATACTACAATACATGACAGTTGTTATTGGTATCCTTAATAAAAGGGGAGTTGCGATTGCTGCAGATAGTGCTGTTACAATAGGAAACGGCAAACACCACAAAATTTTTAACGATGCCGAAAAGCTTTTTGAGCTGTCGAAATCTCATCCGGTTGGAATCCTATTCTACAACTCAGCGAATTTTATGATGACTCCATGGGAGCCAATTGTAAAATCTTACAGAAACCAATTAGGTTCTAAAAATTTCAGTAAACTTGAAGAATACGTGAATGATTTCATAGATTATCTGAAAAAGAGCTATGATTCGTTAGCTGATGTTGATACTCAAAAAATAATAGCCCAGGATTTTATTAATTTTGTCATTAGTTCTATTATATCAGATGCTCGAAATGGATTTGGGGTACAATTGAGTATAGATAAACCCGATGAATTCAATGTTTATTTAGATTCTTTTATAACAAATCAAATTAGTGATTTTTTTGACCCTGATTCAATAGCGACTGGATTTAATGGATATGAAATCACTAATTTTAAAACGGATTATTCTGAATTAGTTAAATCAATCTATATAGCACATTGTAATGAAACTAAACTAAAATCAACCCCTGAAATTCTAAATAATTTTATTCAATTAATTTATAATTGTTTAATTTCAGAGAACTTCATGGAGTCTTATACTGGTCTTGTTTTTGCAGGATATGGCACGTCTGAAATTTACCCTAGTTTACATGCTATCGAAATTAGTGGAGTTTTTTCTAATCGGTTAAAATATAGAATAAAAGACGTTACAAAAATTTCTAATAGTAATTGTACTGCTGCGATAAGACCTTTTGGTCAAACAGATGTAATTGATACAATTCTTCATGGTGTGCACCCCTTATTAGAAAATGTCTTTATTGACACAACTGATATATACCTATCGATTTATCGAAGAAAAATTGAAGAGATATTAAAAAAAGAAAAAATCGAAATACCAGAGGAAATTTTGAACTTTGAGACAGAGCCATTTGTTGAAAGGTATAAAGAACTCACGAGTAGAACTAAACGAGAAAAGTTTATTGTTCCCCTAATGAACACAATAGACTATTTGTCAAAACAAGATCTTGCAGAAATGGCAGAAAGTTTAATATATTTGACCTATCTCAAGAGAAGAATAACAAATGACGAAGAATCTGTGGGCGGCCCAGTAGATGTAGCTGTACTCTCTAAAGGTGATGGATTCATCTGGATGAAGAAAAAAAATTATTTTAAACCAGAATTAAATCAACATAACAATAATATTTAATCATTATGAACTCACTTGCAATTAAACTAAACCGCACTAACTCATCTTTCCAAAGAAATGTATTAGGCAAAAAAGATAGTGAGTTAAAGAAGCTCTCTCGCGAGATTGCCCAATCTATTTCCGAGGAACTTATTAAGACCGTATTCCCGGAGAAATCATCTAAAAAACTAAATTCAGTTTCGGATAAATCTACCAGGGCAAAGAACGCGAAAAAGTAACTCATTTTCCCCCGTCCCCCCAAATCCCATTCATGAAAGATATTGGACAATTGTACTAGTAAGCAAATCCAAAATTAAGAAGAGGTGTATATCTATATATATATACTTCTTTTTTTTTATTTCTTTTACTTCTAAAAATACCCCTATTAAAAAATAGTAAAAAAAGTGTGCAATCGTGCAAAATGAAAAATATTTGATTTAATTAATTGATTGATAAATTTATATAGCTGCACACTTTTTGCACGAAATGCGTACACTTTGCACAAAGTAACTGTGCACACTTTTTTTTGAACAGAGTGCAATTTCGTACGGAAAAGTGTGCGGACATACATAGCTGATTATCAGTGTTTAATTAATGTTAAATTTTAAGTGTGCACGGTAGCACACTTTTTTTATCCGATTTAGCCAAGGGGGGTATTTTAAATAATTATTTTTTATTAAAAAGGCTAAAATAAATACTTAAAAATTTGCTTAAGTACTTAATATTTAGTATTTTTAGTACTAATTTGTGGTGTCATTTATTATTGATTTACTTAAAATACCTTTGCATTATGGACCTTCAAACAGTAGATATTAGAGTTGGAAGAACCTTAAGGGAGTATATTATTGCCACAAATGGCAACGATATTTTAATTCCGCAAAAAGATACTGTTCTATGGTGCCTGGTAAAACAACATTTGATTACATCTGCAACCGGTTACCGGGCGATTCCGGATGACCTTAAATGTGAATATATTAAGATTGCTCTTAGAAATGTGGCAAATGCAAAAACCTATAATCTTCATAAAGAAGGTATTGTTGGCATAAATACATTATTCCGTTGTTTCTTAAGTCCGGAGGGAGAGAACTCAATAAAAAATCATTTGGATAAAGAGTTTAAGAAGACATTCCGGGACTATATGAAGGGGGCGCTTAATAACAATATGGATATGCAAATCAAAGATGCGATTGAAGAGTTTTGTTCCGATCACAACTTAGTAATGAATAACATTACTTTTGACATGTTGAAACAGGATTGGTACCGTTTCCGGCAAAAAGCTAAGAAAATAAACATTTGTTCACTAGTTTTTTAGCACTGTTATTGTCCTGTATTTTTAAGCGTTTTAGAACTTTATTTAGCACTGTTATTGTCCTCTATTTTTTGAATTAATTAAGTAAAAATTATGATACAGCTAGGTGATAAAATTTCTGTAATACTAATCTCAAAAGTTAAACATATTTATAAGTCTACTTATGAGTTGGTAAATGGAGCCTCTTTTGATGATTATAAAGCTCTTGACACTATTCAGTTTTCCCAGGAGCCGGACAGATCTCCTTCTGGATTGAGATATTCACAAAATCTCAAGGCTGTTATGGATGAGAAAAACTCTCCACTAAAGTATAATAACCAGAAAGCTCTTGTAAAAATTCCGATGACAAATGGAAAAGAATTAGTGATCGGAGATATTGACACTCCGGTTCTAATTACAATTACTCCTAAGGAAAACTGTTTTGTAATGGAATTTAAGCGATTTTCTCTTATCCCGGCTGAATTCTAAGTCCTTTATACGGGATATCTATTGAGGCATATTTGTAAAAAATATAAGTATGCCAACTTTTTTAAATGAGCATATAAAGCTACGCAGTAACTTAATGTGCATAACTCAGGAAGCTTTAAAAGATCTGATCGCATCTCACGAAAAGAAATCTTTGAATGCAAAGAGTTATAAAGAGAAGCTTCCTTCTCTGTTATCATTGTCCGATGAAAAATCTATATCAATAAAAAATCCCTGGGAAAAGAATGTTCCTGATGGCTCTGTAGCTATTCATTTCATCCAGGGAGAAATATTGTATGGATCGTCATGGTGGTATTTTTCTACCAAAGAATTTTTAGAAGATATTGAAACTGCTGAGAATAATCCTTCGTTTATTTCTCATGTAATTATTGTCGATTCGCCAGGCGGAGAGGCTTATTACTGTCATGAAGCACACGAAATAATTAAGTCGCTAAAAAAACCAAGTATCAGTGTCGTAAATGGGATGATGGCTTCCGGTGCTCTTTGGATAGCATCTCCGGCAAAAAAAGTATATGCTGCAAGTATGTTTGACAGAATTGGATCACTCGGCGTTATGAGCACAATTTACGACGACAGCGAGTATCTTAAAAAGTTAGGGATAAGGATAATAGAGACATACGCAACAGAAAGCACCCTTAAAAATAAAATGGTAAATGATATTCTGGCTGGTAAGCCGGAAGATTATATTTCTCGTTTTTTAGATCCTCTTCAGGTACAATTTAAGGCAGATGTTTTAAGTGCTAGAAAAAAAACGGATGCTAATTCTGATGTGTACAAAGGGGATACATTTTTTTCTGCTGCAGCAAAAGAGGTTGGCCTAATCGATGGAATAAAATCGATTAATGCCTGTATTCAGGAAGCCTATGATTTGGGAATTCAAAACAATTCGATACTTGAATCCACTATTTATACACTAATCAATAATTAACATGTTTAGAAAACAAATCATGAAGGTGCTTACTACTTTGAAATTAGTAGATAAAGCAAAAGCGAAAACATTGTCTGATGATGACATTGCAAACATCGCTACCGCCTACAAACAAGAGTACTTGAATCCACTATTTATACACTAATCAATAATTAACATGTTTAAAAAACAACTCATGAAGGTGCTTACTACTTTGAAATTAGTAGATAAAGCAAAAGCTAAAACATTGTCTGCCGATGACATTGCAAACATCGCAACCGCGTACAAAGAGGAGTACGGCGAAGAAATTGAAGAAGATGCCAAAAAATTCAAAAACGAATCTGAGAAAGCAGCTGCTTTTGATCGTTTGAAAAGCCAAATTGAAGGCATCGATCTATCTGCAAGTGACAATTCCGATGAAGGGAACGACACTGACGATACTGATATATCCGAACAATCGGATAATACCGAGGGAAAGGTTTCGGTAACTGAGAAAAAGGTTCAAAAAATCATCGTCTCTAACAAAAATTTAAAAGCCCAGGTTGATACTATGAAAAACAAAGCTCTTCCGGATGCTCCGGAGGCCGCTGGCAAAACAGCTCTTATTGGCTTTGGCGGACCTCATACCGATACTCATTGTTTCGGGATTGATCACCCATTTTTTGCGGCTGAAAAGAGATGGAATAAAATAACCATCCATGGCCGTGCGTTTGCAGCGTTAAACGATGCCTCTGAAAAGGATTACGAAGACTTCAAGTCAGAAGTAAAAGCGTATGGCCTCAGAGTTAGTGCCAGGATGCAGGAACTACACGGACAGGGCCTTCTTAACAAAGAAATCCTTGCTTCTGAAGGGAGTATCGATTATTCAAACCTGAAGCTTGCCGGTCTTGGCGAACAATATCTTGTTCGCAGAGAAGATGCTTTGATTTCAAGGATTCTTGCTCTTCCAAACGTATTTGACGTTTTCCCTCGTAGAAGTAACATTCAGGATGGCGAACTCATTACCAACGCATTTTTTGGGGAATTTTCTCAAGCATATCAATCAGGTGAACGCTCAAAAGGCGGAATGTCACTGGCTCCTGAGAAAGCAAAAGTACATGACGTGATGTTTAAATATCTCATCCCTTCATTCAAATGGATTGAGACATCATATCTGGGTTACAAGAACACCAGCGGATCAGATTCTATCAAATGGAACCAGATCGAATGGATGTTACTTGAAATCGCTAAGGTTCTCCAGAACGAGCAAAACAGAAGATATGTACAAGGTTGCAGGGTTGAGCCTGTTGCTGGTGCCAATTCACATTATCTTTACGCATCAACCGGTGTTATTCACCGTCTGATCAGCTACATTGAAAACTTCCAGACACTCCCTTACGATGTCGACATTCTTAACACATATAATCAAACGAACATTGGTGATATGCTAGAAGCATTTGCTGATGAAGTATCTGAAGTTGTTGATTCATTTGCAGGTAAAGCAATTTATGTGAACGAAAAACATAAACCGTGGTACAAAGCCTGGTATCGTAAGCAATATGGTAAAGACATTGATTTTGCCGGGGAGCAAATGAAGCTTCTTAACCATGATTTGCCAATCATATTCGTTCCAAACATGGGTACAAGCATGTTTGTATGGATTACCGAAATTGGCAATATGCAAACCCTCGAAAATATTGTAGGAGAAATGTACAACACAAAATTCCAACAAAATTTGGAATCGGTGTGGGCATGGGCTCTCTGGAAAGAAGGAACATCAGCTGCTTATGCAGGAAAGAAATTTGCTACTCTGGCCGCTCTTGTTGCAAACGGAAGAAAGGATCAGGCAATATTCATCAACTACCCAGTTACCTTATTGGCCGCTGATGCAACTACCTGTGACGCAACCAAAAACTTCTTATTCAAAACGATTGCCAATACAGTTGCTACAGCAATAACTGACATCACCGATGCTCAGGAAGGTATTGTGTACAAAATCGAGATTGGAAGTGCGGCAAATGGTACCACAATTGCTAAGGCAGGTAAATTCTCTGAGCTATCAGAAGCATTTACAGCCGGAACAGTTGGTTCTTGGATCAAACTGATTTACGACAAAACAACCGGGAAATTCAAGGATATCGAAAGATTCGTTGTTGCTGCCGAGTAATTAAAAATTGAAAGGGGAGGAGCCTCCCCTTTCTTAAAACTTTTTTATCATGAAAAATTTAAATTACATTTTTAATAAGCGACTTGCCGGTATTCTTTCAATTGTTTTGCTTGTAATAGCGGTTTTTGGGGCCTGTTTTCTTATTGATACGGGGCAAAGTATCTATGAAGCAATTGGCCTCGCAGGAACAGGATGCACTTACGCTGTAATGGCTGTTGTTGGAAACATCAATAGAGCTACAGATAAGGAAACTTCGGGGTCTCAAATAGTCTCAAAAGTTTGGCTGATTGCATTGGATCAAATTAATGATTTAGTCGCATTTCCACAAGCGAATGCAAATAGAGAATTAGCTACAATACCGCTGAAAGCCGGAGAGCATATGCATTACTTTGAGGCTATTGATAATTCTCTTGATGATAAGTCGAGTGGAGCAAAAGGGGATATAACGACAGCAGTAACAAATACATTCTCGTTTATCGTTGGAGGTTCGAAAGCGGCACTACTTAATTTTTTAGAAAATCATCCGGGAGACAGGTTTATTATCATTTACCAGCTGGCAGACGATAGAACTTATCACGTCCTTGGCTCGGATCTCAAGCCAATGATCCTTAAAAGCTTTGAACGTGTTAACGGTAAGGACTCCAGGTCAACTACTCTTACTTTCGAAAATAACCATTTTGCTCAGCCTAAGATATATGTTGGAGCAATCGTTAAACAGGATCCAGTTCAGCTGGCCGCCGATGCAACTACAATTGGTTTTACATCAGCTCCACAGTATTTAACCGGTGCCAATACAGTTGCAACAGCGATCGCTACGTTTACCGGGTTAACCTCGGCCGATGAAGGGCGTTTAATTGAAGTTATAGGTGGTGGTGGTCCGAATGCTTCTACGATTGCAGAAGTTGCCGGTATTGTCCTTAAAAGCGCCGAAACATGGATAGGTAATTTGGGTAGCTCTATAATTTTTAGAGTACTTGATTCCGGGACTCTTGTCGAGATCAGCCGAACACAGGCCGTTTAATTTAACCGGGGGCTTAAATGCCCCCTTAATACTAAATCGTATGTTAACATATCGTGAGAAAACAACTGTCAGTAATGAGTTGAAAAACGACAATATGATCGATAAAGATCGTGAGTTGCTGGCTAAGCATAGCCCGACTTCTTCACTATTGCATCGTTCAGTTACCGGATCCAGATCAGATACTCTCTCTTTTGAGATTATCTATGCGTTGCTTGAAGTAACGACAAAAGAAGAAATTCTTTCAAACAGAAAAAAAATCGCTTCTCCTGCAACAACTATCCATAAAACGACTCCTCGCAATAAAGAAGGAAAAGCTTCAAGCTCAAAAGCAAAAGGCCAGAACGTAAAAACCGGTGAAGAAAAAAAAAGCTCTCCAAAGCCGAGGAATACCAAAACATCGACTGGGAAAGACTTGAAAACCCCGACATCCAGCGAGCCGAGCTCATCTTCAGCGACCGAATAAATACATTCAAAAGGCTTCAGCTTTTAGAACAGGAATTAGAAAAGCATCCGACAGAAAGTATAATTACTCAGTTTGTTGAGACTTCGATAAGAAATAAATTATGTTTTGATGAACTTCTCAGTTTTAACAATACCGGAAAGTTTTTGAATAAACACTCACTTATTAAAGTCGATACTCTTCAAAAAGAACTTACTGAATTATTATATACAGATCCGGATGCTTTTTTGGTTGAGCATAAAAATAATACTTTAAATATCAGCCGCTATTCGAGTTTTATTAAATCCTCAAAATATACTGCTGAACAAAAAGAAGGATATAGTACAGCTCTACAAAAATTCCAGGAACGACAGGAATTATTTTTGACAATTCTTAAAGACTCTATTTATGCAAAATCCTCGGACATATACAAAAGAGATTGAAGAGAAAGTTGTTTCGGCAGCAATGAACCAATCAACTCCTACCCAGATTTGCGTGCTTTTGGGCTTATCCGGGATAGATCGCGCAAATTTCATAACAGACATAACCAACACTTCGCACCCTCTTGGACGGGCTTATAATGAAGCATTGAAGGAAGGTCTTGACGACGTTGATTCAATCCTTCATCTAAGTGCTCTTAAAGGGGATATTGATGCCGTTATCTGTATTGAAAAGAAAAAAGAAAAGGATTATATGTCCGAGTTGAGATTTAACTTATTTGGATTATGAATCGTTTAGATCAACTGCAATGCCTTGAGCCGTCTGTGCTCCAAAATTTTTTAGAGACAAAAGTAAGCCGGGCTATTTCTAAAGAGTTGCAGGAATATATTATTCGCATAAATGCTGTTCCGGCAATCATTCACTATAATGGAGCTTCTGTTACAAAAGCGACTAAACTTTTGATGCAGCAATTCAAAGGGCTTACCTACAGTGAAGCCAGAAGTATCTATTATGATGCACTTAATTTTTTTTATATAGATGATAATGTTTCTTCAGATGCCTGGGATAATTATTATGCCGAAAAAATAGAGGATCTGGCCCGTTATTCAATTGGAGTGAACCGCCCAGATGTTGCGCTGAAAGCCTATTTGGAAGCACATCGCCTTAAGGTTCGAAATACAGATCGGATTAAACCTGGCGATTGGAAACCACCAATTTTTATTATAAATAATAAAGTAAAACCGGAAGATCTCGGCTATGAAAAACAGAGTATTTATGAAATTAATCGTAAGGCAGAAAGCGGTTATTATTCAAAATTAATCAATTCATTGCCTATCACTGAAAAGGAAAGAATACGTTTAAGACAAGAAGCAGAAATACAAGATATTGACTATGAAGAGCCAGCCGAAGGACCAGACGGAGAATAACGAATCATTCAATGAAATGTATGCCAATAATATGCAGTTGCAATCTGCAATTATTGATCCTAATATACTAATAGTAGAAGGGGGGCGTGGAGTCGGAAAAACAGAAGGAGTAATAGGACCTCGCTCAATTAACGTAGCTGCTGATATGCCTCAGGAGACATCAATTTTTGCCCATAAAACATATGTTTCTCTGATGACTAATGTAATCCCAAACCTTTTGGCATACTACAATACACCTAGAGGGATAAAACAAGAGCCATTACTGAAGGAAGGGCTTGATTATGTAGTAGCAAAAAAGGATCTTCCCAGCCACTTTAAACGGCCAAAATATCCGCTGACAGATCCGGAGCGCACCATCGTTTTTGCAGATGGGCATAACTTCCGATTAGCTGCTACCGATCAGGGAGAGAGTATCGCCGGTTCAAATGCTGTACATGGATTCTTAGAAGAGATGAAACACAACAAAGGGGACAAAATTAAAGCAAGAATAATTCCGGCTCTAAGAATTGGTCGTATGGCAAAAGGAAGCCAGGACATTGTTAAATCACATTATTATGGTGGTATTACCGGTGTATCTGATACCGCCCTTATCTCTTTAGGTGAAGATTCCTGGTTCAATGAGTATGAGAAAAATGTAGACCATAAGCGTTTAGCCGAAATTGTGTCATTGTCTTTACATATTCAAAAGGCTATGTATAATGTCGTTTGTGGCATTGCCGTTGAAAAAAATCAAAGAGTGATTGATAAAAATAAAGCAATTTTGAGAGACATGAGGCATTCGGCTACATTATATATAAAAGTAAGTTCGTTTATCAATAGAGAAGCTTTAGGTCCTCAGTTTTTTAAAACTCAGAAGGAGATTTTGAGTACTTCAGAATTTTTAGCCTCAATCTGTTCTATCCGGGATCGTGTAACAGAAGACATGTTCTTCTCTCTGTATAATGAAGAAAAACACACATTTGATGATTCATATAAATACGATTCAATTTTAAAATTTAACCTGAATGACTCATTTAAGTTAGATTCCAGCTATCTAAAACACTATAATCCAAATGAAAAACTTGAACTTGGATATGACCCCGGTAGTTTTGCCTCATTAGTTGCTGCTCAAGAAGATAAAAAATTGAATACACTCAAAATTATCAAAGAACTCTTCGTCTATTCACCTGAAGATATCCCCGATTTGGCTAGAAAATTCAATGCATTTTTCTCTTCCCGCCGAAATAATCATATCGACTTATATTATGACCGTGCGGGGAACAAAAAAGATGCGAAAAGGTCAAAAGAAACCGATGCAAAAGAGTTAAAGTCTGAGCTTGAGAAGCATGGCTGGATAGTTCGCCTTATGAATATCAATCAGAGGACAATTTATCACTGGGAACACTACAAATTGTTCATGCGCATATTGAGTAATGCGGAAAGAATGGTTCCCAGGCTCCTTATTGATTCAAATGAATGCCCAAATCTTAATTCGGCAATGTTTGCATGTAAAAAAATCCCCGGTTCGACTCCCATTGAACTTGATAAATCACCTGAAAAAAAGCTTCCATTGAATCTTCAACCCGGATTATCTCCTCAAATTCCATCCGCATTGATGTATTTAGTGTTTGGAAAGTACGAACGCTTTTTACCATCATCAGATTATTACAATTTCCCAGTGCTTCCAAACAATGTTTGCATGTAAAAAATCAATGTTGGCAGTATAGTTTGTTTCTAAATCATATTTAATACTCAATCAATCAATTACATAGCCCAAAACGACCCCAAAAAGGGCGTTTTGCTGCGACGATAACCTGCGGCTCCGCTCTTTCGGTTAGAATACGTGCAGCTCCCCAAAAAGACGGAAATATGATTCAGTCAGGCAGTTATGAAACAATGTCGAGCATCAATCAAATAATAAGGATTTAGAAAGTTGACGGGCATTAATAAATATGTTGGAGGCTGCATTGCAAATCTATGTCCTTTAACTCCTCTTTGTGTAGTAATACATTTGTGATGCATGGATACTATAAATGGACATATTGCCTTAAAAACAGCCGAAGACATTAGCCGGGCCGGAGGGACATTTACAATCTCTTTTTATAAATACTCAAGAGCAAAGAAAACTACCTCTTCAGTTTTAAAAACTTATGCAAACTGCCGGGTTAGAAGGCAATTGCCACATGAGAAATTTAGCATTGACGGATCAAACTTCTTTCTCTTTGAAACCGATAGTGAGCCCCGGATGTGTTATAAGGTACTCATTAGATTTATAGGCTTTCCCTCTGATGAATTTAAATTAAAAAGAGTTATATGGTATGAATAAGTTTGGAATAGTTAGAAATGGAGGACATAGCTACAGCTACCAGATTGGGGCTATATCTTTTGATCAGGGAGAAGGATCCTCTGCCGCGAGGATTGCTCTTGTAAGAACAGATGGATATAATGTTTATCCTTATGGAGTAAATAATCTTGAGCCTAATGAGGCAAAGGAAATGATTTCTGCAAACCGGCTATTACCTGAATTAATAGAAAAACAGATCCGGATGCTGTATGGTAGAGGACCGGTACTATATAAGAACATTATATCTGAAGATGGCGAATTTAAACGACAGTATCTACAAGATAGCGAAATTGAACAGTGTCTCGACTCCTGGCAATCAAACGGACTGGCGGATGACTATAAAACATATCTCAACAAATGCATTCGGAGTTTTTATTATTCTGAGGGGATATTTACGAAATGGAGATTGTCTGCCGGTTCTTTAATCAGAAAAGGATATCCGGTTACCGGATTAGAGCACGTATCAGAACTCCGGGCCAGGTTAGCGACTACACGTGACATTTTTAATCGTACGGATTTCGAAGATTCAGAATTTGATAAGGTTCTCGTTGGTTCGTGGGATGGTGGTAAAAGCAGGGATTATAAAGCATATGCCAGGTTTGATTATGGTAACCCCCTTGCTTATGCCAGCGCTATTTCCTATTCAAAGAATCCGAGCCATGGTGAGGAAATTTATTCTTATAATGTTTTCTTTCGAGGGATAAAAGATTGGGTTAAAGGGTCAAACTTAACTCCTCGTTATATCAATAGCTTCTTAGAAGGCTCAATGTCTGCCCGACAACATATTGTCATTCCAGATTCATGGGTTAAATCGAAGGAAAATATGCTGATGGAGATATGTGAGAGGAATGCGGAATTAAAAGCAGCAGGGAAAGAACTTCAGAAGATATATTTTTCAGAGACAGATGTAATGGAAGTTGGCTCTGAATATAATGCCGGATTACTATCGGACTTCATAACCAGAGAGATAAAGAAGTTTACAAGTTTTCTCTCCGGTGCAGGTAAAAATCAGGGTAAAGTTTATGTCACGTTTTCCCATACAAATCAAAAGGGAGAAGAAGAGAGATGGAAGATTGAAGAGGTTCCGCAGAAATATAAAGAGTTCATTGAAGCTCTCACATCATATGATAAAAGAGCTGATGAAGTAATCACATCTGCCAAGGGGATTGATTCATCAATTTCAAATATTTCGAAGGACGGAGTTATCTCTAAAAGTGGCTCGGATGTTTTCTATAATTATATGATTTATATGTTAAGCCTTCCAATTCCGGAAGAAGTAGTTTGCAAAAATTTAAACTTATATCTCAAAATCAACTTCCAAAAGAAGTATTCCGAAGGAATAAGGATAGGGTTTTACAGACCGGCTCTGGCTCTTCAGCAGGATACTAATCCGGATCAACGACTTGCTAATCAAAAACAATAATTACAATGGATTTTTTTACTGACATAGACGACTTTCGTAAGTACGTAACAGGAGTTGAAGCTAGTTTGCGGTTTGAAGAACTATTCCCATCAATAACAGCTGCAAAAAAGAAGATAATCTCTACAATTGGAAAAGCTCGATGGGATGCACTTAAAGAACTTGATCCAGAGAATGAGGCATATCTAGCGATGAAGACAGCAATTGCAAATTGCGCCATGGATAAATATTTAATCTTTTGGTCAACATCAAGAAATACATCTGAACAGAAATTATTTAAGTATCAATATAATGAATTAAAAGATGGATATATAACTGAGTTTTGGGCTGCCATGGATGTTGTAATCGACTCTCTCGATACAAGCGGACTGGCGGACTGGAAAACCTCTCCGGAATATAAAGAGAGGCAAGAATTGATTATCAAAAGTGCTCATGAGTTTAATTACTATTTCCAAATCGATGATTCTTCATATTTCTTTTCCAAAATCATGTTTTTGCTCCGGAAGGTTTCTGAAGACAACTTGAAAAGCAGGGTCGGCGAAATATCCGATGCAACACCCCCAGCGTTATTGAAAAAAATCAAAAGGGCTCTTTGTTATGAGGTAATTTCTCAGGCAGTTATGCTCTTTGATATAACCGAATTGCCTAAATCGCTCAGAAACGATATCACGCATGAGTTTACAAAGTCCGGCAGTATGGTTCAGGTTCGAGAGAAGATATCTGCCAATTTAATGGTAGATGTTGAAAAATATTACGCTGAAATTGAGAATGAGAGGGCAATTTCATCCGGGAATCTAGGTGTAATAGTGAATCGAAACGAGGAAAAAAATTCATTTTATAGCACAATGTAATATGCTACAATTAAATGACAAATATTATATTCCGACAACCTGGGAAGAGCTGACAACAGATCAGTTCGTGAAAATCATTGATTTGATTGAGCAATTTAAAGCCGGCAAACTTCTCTTCTCTGAAATTCGATTATTAATTGTATATGCGTTGGTTGGGTCAAAACCGATTAATTCAGCGAATAAGATATTATGTGAAAATCTCTACAGAATCGCGGAAAAAATCGTCTTTCCATTTAATTACATATATAATGATGAAAGATTTGATAAGCTTGCGATTAAGGCTCAAAACTATTTAAAAAAACACCTTCCAACTTCCGATTCTAAGGATCCGGAAATTCGCATCGCTTCAACATTTAGTGTTCATATAGATATTGATCTATTTATTAGCCGTCAGTTGATACCTGTCCTTCCTGGCACAAATTTTAAAGGTTATTTATTTTCTATTAATAATGGCTTTATAGAAACATCCTTAACTGCTGAACAATATCTTGATGCCAACACAATAGTAGGGGAGTTTAAGGGGTCAAATATTGATGTATTAGATAACCTTATATCTATTTTATATCCTGAAGCTGCCTCTCAGAGTCAAATCATTCATCGCGTCCCAAAATCGATTAAAATGGCTGTGTATTACAATTACATATCTATTCTTGAATGGATATCCAGCCTGGAGAAATATGGCCCGATATTCAACAAAAAAAGTAACCGGACAAATAAACTATCAGTTGGTAATTCCGGGATGCTATTTCATCTGTCGGAAAAGGGATATGGCAGCTTAAACGAGGTCTCATCATATAATCTGTGTTCGTTTTTAGATATCCTGCTAAAACAAACAATTGACTCTGTAAAGCAACTTAACTCTTTAAAAAAGAAGAGAGAAGAAATTGCTAAAGAATTGAATTTAACATTAGACCAAATTAATTTAATAATCTGATGGATACTAAATTACTTCAGGAAACATTCCTGTATTTTGCTAAATATCCGCTCCATGATGGAGCAATGAAGTTCTTTAATAAGAGTACTGCAGATCCTTCTTATGTCGCTCTAAAACAAAGTTGTCAGGACCTACCTGTAAAGAACAAATTCCCGGAGATATCGGATTATATTTTTGGAATAAATGAACAGTCAATTAAAAAGAGAATTGAATCAATAAGAGGAATCTATTTATTTATTGACTATGGAAATATTAATTCCGTAGAAGATACTAAAAATGTCAAATATGATAATTTCCATATGGCCGTTACGGTTGCTCAACCAACCTCTTCGACATCGTTTGACCTTGCTGAAGAATTGATTTTGAGTGATAAATTATTATCGATCATTAGTTCTATCAGAGATGAAATGAGATATGATAAAACAGACTCCTTTATAAAAAGGATTGTTTTCCCTAACGATATAACGCCATTTTTTGCCCGGGAATTATCTAACAGTTATGGTTGGACATTAATGTTTCAGTTAAAGGGAGTTGATTTGATATGATGACGGAAAAATACACAACAGATATTGATGAAATATTGATGAAGAGAGGTACAGCATTGCTGAAAGCTCAACATCAAATTTCATCTGTGTATTATGTAAGTCGTACCGGCAACTTAAGAGAAAAGCTATCTGCCAAGCCTGAAGTGGCCGGCGGAACTATGAAAATATGGTACCCTCTTTACATTAGGCTACTCGACTTGAAAAAAGGGCGGGGAGGAAGAGTTAAAAAAAATTATGAGCCCATCTATAACAAATATGTATTTGGTTTTATCCTGGGAGGATTATATGCCCAATTAAGAAGAGGTATTACCGGAAACATCAGAATAAACATTCATAAATCACTATCAAAATGAGTCTTGAAAGCGAACTTGTTAGCATAGAGGTCCAGATTAAGGATAACCAGGACGGTTTTTCTCAAAAACTTAAAGAATCTGAACAGAATACAGTTGAGCTCCGGAATGAAGTTCAGCGGTTGGAAAAAGCCATGGCCTTTTTAAACTTAACGAATCAAAAGGGCTCAACTCAATATAAAGAGATGGATGACCGTCTTAAGGAAGCCAGGAAGGAACTTAAATCGAGTACTGAAGATGCGAAAAACTATTCGAAAGCACTTGATATCAATTCTATGTCTGCAAATCAGCTTTCAAAAAAAGCATCAGAACTCAGGAATACTCTCAACTCGATGAGAAAGGATGTTAATCCTACCGAATGGAATAAACTCAATAAGGAATATAACGAAACAACCAAACGACTTGGTGAGGTTCGTGCCGGTACAGAGCAAACGAGCGCTACCATGTCGGTGATGAAGGGCGTTTTGGGAGGATTTTCTATTGCTGCCGTTGCTTCTGTCGTTGGTTCAGGACTAAAAAAAATTGGATCAGACGTGCTTCAATCGACACAAACAATTTCTGATTCATGGGCTCGCATGACTACCGGGATGTCTTATGCATATTCTACTTTCATTCGAGCAATAGCCACAGGTGATTGGAGTAATTTCTTTTCAAATCTGGAACAAGCATATGAGTTGGGGAAAAAGGTAGAAGACATGCTTGACGAATTAAAAGAAATGGGCAACTCAAGAGACATTCAAGCGATTAAAATCAATAAGCAGATTGCTGAACAGAAGCAAATCATGGATGATGTTAATAAGAGTGACGAAGTTAGGAAGGAAGCTGCAGAAAAGATTATCAAATTAACTCAAGACCTAGGTGTTTTAAAACAACAGGTTGCTACTCAAGAACGAGAGGCTTATGAAGCGCAGTTCAACTTTGTAACAAAATTAAGCGACTCAGAAAAAACGTATATGATTGAACGGTATCTCAATAATAAAAAAACTATAGGTCAGGCCGCTGACTTGATTTCTATGGAGAAGGACCTTAATTATATGCGCAAAAATCAATATAAATATGTCGATGAAAAACTAATTACGATATATTCTGATGATCAAATCAATGGACTAGAAAAGCAAATCAAATTAACTAAGGAAAATAACAAAGAGGTAGAATATGCTGCTGGAATATTAAAAAAATATAATCTGGCAAATGATGAAGTAATTAAGAATTATGTTGCCGCTCTAACAAAAGAGATGAACGTTGAAGTAGAAGTTCTTGAGGGCAACAGGAGAGTTACAAGGCAAAAAAATACTCTCCAAAAAAGCATCAATGATGATGCAATTAAGCGGCTACAGGAATTTAATAAAAAAACGAAAGAAGAAAGAGAGCAAAGCTATAAGGAGGAAATTGAAGCTGCAGAAACAAACGGAAATAATAAGTTGGCTATAATTCAAAAACAATACTTATCTGGGACTATTGATCAAAATGAATTCAAAGAAAGATCTACGGTAATCGAAGGTGAACTTCTTACAAAGAAAATTGAGATTAATACCCTATATGGTAAACGAGTATCTGATGAATATAAACGATTGTATGAAATTCAGATCACTCGGATGGAAGAGTTTAAAAAGAAAATTGACGAAATGGTCAATGAATCAAATAAAAAAGTTGAGAAAGCAGCTGACGTATGGGAAAAAACGGATCAAAAAAATATTGATAATTACTTGAATGAAGCGCAGGCTGTCTTTGATAAAGCGGCAGAAGTTGCCGGGAAATATCTGAATCAGCAAAAAAGTGATTTAGATATTCTGAATGACTCATATGGAAGTGAGTTGACATCATTAAATTATTGGTTAGACATGAAAGAAATGTCTCAGGAGGAGTATCTAATTGCTGTCAATAATTTAAATCAAAAATATAACACCGAAAGAAAAAAAATTGAAGCGAAGAGCTGGGCTCAAGGAATAGAAGTGGCTTTAAATGCATTGAATCAAATTGCCGGATTATCATCAGCCATCCAAGATGCACAGTTAGCTAAACTGGACCAGGACAAACAGCGCGAACTTGAAATATATGGGGATAGCTCGGAAAAACGTGAGCAAATTGAATTAAAGTTTGAGCAAAAAAAGCTTGAGATACAGAAGAAATTCGCGGATATCGATATGGGGTTGAAGATTGCACAGGCAACAGCTGCCGGCGCTTTGGCTATAGCTCAAACAATTGGTAATCTGGGGTTGCCAAAAGCATTACCGGCCATTATTATTGCAGGTATAATGACAGCTGCAAACATTGCTACAATCGTGGCTCAGCGAAATGCTATCAAGAATTCATCTGTTTCAAGTGTCTCTTCCGGCGGTTATGGCAGTCGAACCGTAAATGCAGGATACGCAGAGGGGGGCTTCACCGGTTATGGTCCTCGGCTTGAACAGGCGGGATTTGTACATAGAGGCGAATATGTTGTTCCTATGCCTGAAATGAGAATGCCAACAGTCCAATATCATGTTCGTGAAATAGAATCAATACGCCGGCAGCGGACTTCAACAAATGCGCTCCCAGGATACGCAGAAGGGGGCTATGTGTCGAATCAGAGTAATACCGATGATATGGGAAGAGTCATGCTTGAAATGATTGGTTTGCTCAAGGGGCTCAGAAAGAATCCCATCAAAGCATACTATGTCAATTCTGAACAGGAGGCTTCTAAACTTGGTGCAGATAAAATTAAAGCAATTGGGACTTTATCATGAAAATATTAACCGACAATGGTCAGTTGACATTACCGGCTGACTATAAAATAGAGATTAAACATTCTTCTCCTGTTTTTTCCAAAGAGGGTACACAGTCTTTACCATTTACATTCCCATACAAGAGTAATTTGAATGTTCTTGGATATTTGAATCGGCTTGGAGCGGATAATAAGCTTGTTCTTAAAAAGAAAGTTAGGCTCATTTCCGGGATATATCAAAAAACCGGACAACTGGTAATCGACAAAGCAAGTAGTAAGGACATAGTTGGAGCAATAATGATTAACGAAAGTGATTTATATGCTCAAATAAAGGAACTTACAATGCGAGAAATCTTTAATAATATAATTAGAGATGATTTTGCTGCTGCAGAAGACAAGATTACTTCCTGGTATGATTACATATTTGCATGTATGACTGGTGACGAATCAGATGACTTCACCGCCTTTCCTGTTGCGATTAATGAAGATTCCGGAGAATATCAACTTTTAAATAAACCGGATCATCGCTCAGCTCTGGATCCGTGGCCTCTTATCTATAAGAGCCGCAGGGTAACGTCTGGATCATCCACTATGAATGTTCCTTCTGGTTATGGTATTACTCCGTTTTTATACCTACACAGAGCAATAGACTTGTTATTTGACCAGTTTGGATATCAGGTGAGAATAAATCTTGTCAGGACAGATAGCCTTTTAAGTAAACTAGTTTTGTTAAACAGTACAGCGGATACAATCTGTACTGGAAAACTTCGATATGGAGATCTGGTTCCGACATGCACAATTGCCGACTTCATTAATTTTTTAGAGGCCAAAACGCTGATGCATTGTTATATATATCCGGAATCAAAAATTATTGATTTGGTTCCTTTGAAAGAACCATTAATTACTCAGCCGGACATAGACATTACATCAATTTTAAATGGGGAATATACTGTTTCTTTTATTGAACCGAGCGAAGTGGATCTTACTTCAGATACAAGCATAACTGGCGCTTCTCCAGCGGCGGATACGTGGAACGATTTTGTTAAAAAGCATCACGTATTAACCGAGATGGCAGAGATGGACTTTAGAACTAATGTCTCAAAATATTCTGTTGTATTTAGAAAATCAACAGGTAGCTATTATCAAGTTCTTCGCCGGCCCGGTGATTCATCAATTAAACTTGAACGACTAGGATCGAATTATTTTCGGCGGTTTTCTAATAAGCTAACCGGGAAAGAATATCATTCAATAGACAAAATTCCTCCAATGGTTGATGTTAATCTTGGAATAGTAGGCAGCAAGGAAGCGATTGTTGTTTGTCCATTTATAGGCGAATCTCAGCATATTAATACTGTATATAAGGATGAATCATCAAAAGCCGTTCAGGATATCATTTTAGCATATAGTGCCGGACGATCAATCGAGGACAATAATATAATCGCGAAATACTTCCAAGGGACAACTCAGAAGTATAATAATTTTGGAGAACAATGGGCGGATTATGATCTATCCCCACGTGATTTTTTTAATAGGTTTTTTATTGAATGGGATTCTATTCTTCGCAATACGAATACAGAAATTGATGCAATTGCCGAATATTCGCTGTCTCAACTCATGAGCTTCCGAATGGATCGGCTGAAAATATTAAACGGTCAACGATTATTACCCATTGACATTGCTTATAATGTTGGAAATGGCATTGTCGAAAATACTGGAGGCCGATACAAACCTATAAAATTGTTAGAGCCAATTGTCACTGATCCGGATGTTATCTTGCCTCCTCAGTTATATAGTTGGACCTATGAGTCAAATGCCGAAGAAGTGTTTGCAGAGTTTGATGTTCAACTTTGGGAATCGTATACATGGGAGTATTCCGGAGAGGATAATCCGTCAAAAAACACTTTTGAATTTATACCTCCTCCAACCCTTGAGCAATTTACTTCTCAGGAATTACAGTATTATCAGGAGAACCCAATTAAGATATTCGCAAAAAAAATAAATGAGAATACTATATATGAATTTGAGCGAGTTCTTTCAAGTGGCTTCCGTGCTGTTTTGCCTTAAAATTCTGTCCTTTCACTCGTAATCACATTACTTTAATTTTGACTTGACATTAAAGATATGGCTATAATAACACTTCAACCCGATTCATTATCACTCTCTTCAAACCTTAAACGGTTTGTAATATCTTCTGCTACAGAGATAAGATTTAAATTATCGGTAGGTGAAATACTATTGATTGATGAATCGTACAGTCCGGATGCATTAGGAAAAATAGAAATTGATATTAAGGAAGTCGTTAACAGCCAACTAAGTTTATCAATTCCTACAACGGATATCTTTGAACAACTAAATATTTGTAAATCATTTACAGCTCAAATTGATGAGACTTCTATTGTATTTTCAGCTATAAGAGCGGGCGTTGAGAACCTGGCTGTTTCAGCTACAGAATTTCTTGCGCAGAATTTTTTGACATGGCAGCCTCAGAGCAAACAGGTGGGCTACTCACAACCGGAATGGTTAACTTACTATGCACCGGTGGCCGGTTCTTTAAAGGTTAAGTTTTATCTTTCTGATAATACTTCTGTCGTTCAAACTCTCACTGCTTTGGCCGCAGGATCCTGCATTTCTGTAAACATGATGTTCTCCCGGATAATGGCTCTACAGGCCGGCTCTAAACAGGGTTATTGTGATGTATGGGTTGAGAATGCAGCTGCTGAACGACTGACGTATATACAGCGATATATCTATAAAGAAACAGAAACCATTGATGAACATTTTCCTTTTGAAAATTCATTAGGTGGTCTTGATACTGCAGTCTTTTCAGGAGACAGTGTTGCTGTTCCAGAAGTTGAAAATGTAGAGGGGTTGTTTGATGAAGAGAGTGTTCAACTTGATGGTACATTTACCAGGCTATTTTCAAAAAATTCAGGTTGGAAATCTAAATTAGAAGCTCAATGGTTATGGGACTTCTTTTCCTCAAAAAATAGATATAAGATTCAGGATGGCGTTTTAAAAAAAATATCCTTAAGAGAATCAGATATTCAAAACAGTTCTCTGGATGATTTTAAGTCGTTTTCTTTTAAGTACCGACTTTCTGTAGACAAAGGGTTGCTCAATATTCAGCGTTCTACGGATCCTCTTCCTGAAAACCTTGAGATAACCACTCCGGAGGGGCTTTTTTTTTTAGCTCCTAGGCTCGTTGAGTTTCCGAGTTATTCGGAAGATGACGGACTTATCCCTATTCAGTCACCATATATTCAATCGTGGTTTAAAATTTCTATAGGTCAATTAAAAGCAGATATTAAGCAATCAATTATGATTGATCCTGCTTTCTTTCAGTATGTACTACCAAAGGCATCTGATACCGTTCTTGGAGGTATTAAAGTCGGTTCAAACCTTACTATTGATCCGGACGGTACTCTTCATGCTCAAAATTCATATTCATTACCGGTTGCTACAATTGCTTCGCTTGGAGGGGTTATGATAGGTAGCAATATTAGTGTTAGTGCTCAAGGGGTTATTTCCGTAGCGGCACCTTATGTTCATCCTGAATCTCATCCTGCTTCGATGATTGTATCAGATACGCTCCGGAGATTTATTACTGACACTCAGATAAGCAATTATGATACTGCATATAATGCCAGGCACACACACGAGAACAAAGCGAACCTTGATTCCATAAACCAGGATTTATCAAAGACCTCTAATGTTCAGTTTAACAATATTATTGCAGACGGCTCAATCGCCTTTTACGGGGATGTCGGTTCAGGAAGTGTACCGGTAGGCTCTTTACTTGATTTGTCCGATATAGATCCTTCCCTGGCAACAGCTATTACTGGTTCTCCTCTTGTCAAGTTAGCATCAGGCAAGTGGGGGCCAGGAAGTATTTCGATAGATCTATCAAATTATTTTAATAAAACTGATTCCGATTCCCGCTTTGCCTTCAAGTCCCATTCGCACGACTATGTTTCTCCCACTACATTCAATTCACATACGGGCGACACAGTTAAACACCTCACTGCCGTTGAGCGTACAGCTTGGAACGGCAAAGAGCCTGCTCTTGGCAATCCTGATGTAGACGGAAAGATACTTTCTTCTTCGGGCGGTGTTCGCAGTTGGGTAAGCAGATATGTTTTGCCTATAGCTGCTGCGGCTATGCTCGGAGGTGTGATGATTGGTAGTAACATTTCCGTCAATGGCCAGGGGGTTATCTCCGTTGCAGCTCCTTATTCACACCCTGCCAGTCATGCGGCTTCGATGATTGATACAGATGCTACTCGCAGATTCATTTCTGATACCCAATTAAGCAATCTTGCAGATGCGTACAACCTTAGACACTCGCATGGGAATAAGGCGAACCTTGACACTATAAATCAGGATTTATCGCAAACCTCAAATGTGAAGTTTAATAATTTCGTTGCCGATGGCTCAATCGCCTTTTACGGCGGTGTTGGTTCGGGTGGTACTCCTGTTGCCTCGTTGCTTGACTTGTCAGACATAGATGCCTCTATTTCCACAGCAGCAACCGGTACACCTTTGGTTAAGTTGATTAATGGCAAATGGGGCGCAGGTTCAATCTCAATCGACCTCTCAAATTACTATAACAAAACTGATTCCGATGCTCGTTACGCTTTCAAGTCGCACAGCCACGATTATATAAGCCCTACAACTTTTAATGGGCATACAAGCGATGCGGTTAAACATATCACAGGAACAGAAAGAAGTAATTGGAATACAGCTTACTCATATTCACAAGTGGGCCATTTGGCCTCGAGTGGGGGAACAGTTAGCGGAATGACTTCTTTTACGGGTTCTGCTGTTTTTTCTAACACTCTAAGTTTGTATATCAGGAGGCCAAGTATAGACGCAAATCCTAACATCGTAATGCAAAATCTTGATTCTAACAGCAATGTTAGAACCCTTGGATACATTACAATGCTAAGTGATGATAATTTTGGGTTTTATAGGGCTGATGGATCCACTTATAGGCCAGTGCTACATTCAGGCAACTTCTCCTCTTATGCCGATGCAGCAGGAGCGGCAGCAACAGTACAAGGCAATCTAAATACACACGCATACCTAACGACAACTGCGCACGGGCTTGGTGGCTCTGCCTTTCACGCAGATAGTTTCTTTATACAAGATAGAAGTTCGTCAGCTCAGTCAGCTAATTTGTGGATTAGTGGGACAATCAGAACAGACACCATTTTCCAATTCGGAACAACTGCAACTATGCTTTTCGGAAGGGGTAATGCTATTACAGGGGGACTTGGAGCTTCCGACCTATTACTGTATAATACAGGTGGAGATATGTATCTATGGGCAACTGGAGGGTTTGGCCTAAAGTTGGCGGCAAGTACAGGAGCAGCCACTTTTGCTTCAACAATCCAAGCCACCACAGGAAAATTCACTGATTTAACGTCTGGCTATATACCTATCTATACAAGTAGTGGATTAGCTAATAGTCGTATCGTTTATGACGGAACAAATATGCTTATTGACGTCGTAAACAATGGGGGTAAATTAATAATCAAGGGAAATGATGATGGCTCAGGACAACTTATCCTTAGAGGTTATGCAGATAATAATAATTGGTGGGAACTTGGTCGAGAAAGTGCATCAAGAGGAGAGTTTCATATTAGGGAATATTACAGTAGTTCTTATTACACACGATTTGTAATTCAGCGTGGTACTGGAAACTTCGGGCTAGGGTATTTAGCAGCTGACGCAGTAGTTTCAACCTATAAACTGGCGGTGAACGGCTCAATTTACGCAGCCTCTTACGTCGAATCCGCCTCTTACCTCAAAGGCACATCGGTTAAACTCGGCACTTGGGAAATCAAAGAAAATGCTCAGGGCGATCTTGAATTTATCCAATCAGGAACATTACGCTTCAAAGGAACATCACTCGGACTTATATCCCAAAAGACAGTTGCATTTTACGACTAATAATTAATGAAATGGCAGTACACGAAGTAATAACAGACCTATATGTAGAATTGATTCCTTATAACGGTTTCTCTCCTTCGCAGATCGTGGCAAGGGCTACTCAGGTAGGGGGGTATCCTAAATATGACCAAAGCAGCTCAGCAGGAAAAGTAAGGGCATCAAGGAGTTCGTTTCCGCTCCTACAATCAATTATGGGTTACTCTCCGGGTGACGGGGGTAGGCTGTTCCGGCAAAGGGCAGGGGGCAATCCGTCAGCCGCTTGGAGTGAAACAGAATCGGCTTTTGATTCTGCAACGGGGGTACTGAAGGTAGGTGAATCGCCTCGTTGGAACATTTATTCAGGCTACTCACCCGGAGAGTGGTTCCTCGATTTCGGGGCATTGAACTTTCGATTCTTCCGGAGTGAGAATTATGTCACTAATGCCTTGAAAGAGTATGTATGTTTGCCTGATAAGTTTTTTGGTTACAACCATGCGGCCGAGACCCCCGATTTTCAGGTAAACGAATCTTTTATAGCTACAGACGGAGCCCTGACAGTATGGTTTATCATTCTGATCAATGAAATGAAATTTCCTGATACGGTTACGCATATACTTGCCGAAATTGTAGTAGAAACAAGCACTCAGACCGTTTTAATGGCTTTGGACTCGATAAGCAATGCAGGCCCTGTTGCCGCACAACCTGTGGTATTTTCGGGTGTTTCAGCAAACTCTGGAACAGCTACTCTTTTTTGCTCAAATTCTTCCGGGACAAAACTTGCTTCAATGGGCAGAGTGTTTTCGCAGAAATCGTTTACAATAACTCATCACACCGCTTGGAACTATCTGAGCCACCTGGTTGGTTCTTCGCTTGATGACAATGTTCAGATAGACGGAACAGTTACCTCTCCTTCAGGAACAGGTAACTACCCAATTTACGCAGGAGATAACCTATATAATGTTGTAATACGAATCAACACAGCCCTTTTACAGGGCAGCTATACGACAGCTTATTTTGATTTGTATCTGCAAAGTACGCTAAGAAGTGTGTTTATGGGTTCATTCCAAGTGCCAATAGGTACACCGTATGACATAATGAAAAACTCAATAGTATTCAACCCTGCTCTTGAAGGCGGGGAGAGTTTAAGTTTTGTAATAACAGGATTCACTTATTCATAATTAAAATATAAGACAATGAAAGCATTAATTATCATCATCGTAGTAGTTCTCATCGTTTGGGGGGCTCGCAAGTGGACTATCTCATTAATAGATAAAGCCTGGGGAGGAAAAGGAACAACTCCTTCAGAAAGCCCCAAACGGGACAATGACAACAAGACCAAAAAGGACTTAGAACATTAAACCATAAAAATCATAAATCATGACAACAGAAAAATTAATCATCACAGAAGGTATTGAGGCAAACAAAATCACAATCAGCCTTAACCTTGACGAAAAATCCCTCTATGTGAGAGGTATTCAAAACTTCACACTTGCCTCAGGCAAAGTAGTACAACCGGCATTAAATGACACCGAGATAGGAGCAATCAGGATAAAAGACCTGACAATGCAACTTGACAATGCAACAGAGGAGAAAAAAGCTGCTTTAGCTGCAAAGATTGTTGCTGCTGAGAAATGCATCAATGCTGTTGCCTTTGCTGTTCAGACTTATCTCCAAGCAGAGTTCTTACTTAACAATCCGGAGGAATAGGTTATGATAAAGATTTCTAAATTACAGACTCTTGTAGATCTGATTGAAAAACTCAGAACTAAATGCCTGGGCATGGATGATTTCACAAAGCTCATTTCTGAAAAACGTGCTCTTCGTGAGAAAAATGATGGTTCAAAAGAAGCGGTCAGCGAACTTATGAAAAATCACAATGTGAAAATGAGTGACACTGATCCTCGTTTTTTTGATCCTGAAGTAACAGAAGATAATGCCAAGGCATTTCAGGCAGCAATGAAGGAGTATGAGAAAAAAGAGATTCAAACAAAAAAATTCATTTCCAAGAAAAATCTCCTGGCCCTGAAGCATGAAAATGATCTCACGATTGACGAATATGAGCTTCTCGTTGACGCTTTTGAAAAGGATGTCCCGGAAGAAAAGCCAAAGAAAAAATAAATTATTAACCGGTGCCTATAAAATAGGGCGGGCACCTTAAAACTACCCGGTATGGATTGGTTAAATATTATAATACCCGGAATCACAGGAATATTAGGAATAGGCCTGGGAGGAACATTATTAAAATTCCTCATTTTTCCTCAGATTACAAAAAAAACAGAACAGGCCGGGGCAGACTCTTCCTGGTTGGCTAATCTTGAAAAAGTGTCAGAACTGCAAGGCAATGCTCTTCTAAAGGCAACTGAAGAAAAAATTGCATTAGCTGAAGATAACTCTAAGCTTTTAACAGAGAATTATAACCTGAAGAGTAAAATTTCAGAGTATGATTTTGAAATTTCTAACATTAAGAGAGTTCAGTCCGGCATGCAAAAGTCACAAAATGCAATTATTGGTCAGTTAAAGTATGCTCAGAATCACATCTGCCTTGATCTGCCTTGTGAGGACAGAATACCCACATTAGGGACATATAAAGACAAAGAACATGAAAAAGAAAGTGTGTGAAGGTAGGATATCCTCTCCCTATGGATTAAGAATCAATCCAAAAACAAAAGCGGCTGGATCCATGCATGAAGGTGTAGATATCGCCTGCCCCGTAAACACTCCCATTTATACACCGGTCAATTGCGTGATTGAACAGGAGTATTTTCACAAAGATGGCGGTTTAACACTTGTTATCCGGGATGTATTCAACAATGATCGCTATGCGTTTTGTCACCTTAATGCAGTAATGTATAATCGTGGCCAGAAGGTTGAAAAGGGGTGCATCATTGCCAAGTCTGGAAATACAGGGTTACACACAACAGGTCCTCATTTACACTTCACCTATGCTACAGGCGGAACATGGAGTAATGGTGTCTGCAATAATTTTAAAAGAGTGGATCCAACAGATAAAATTGAATTTGAATTATGAGAACAATTCTATTATTTATTATGATTGCTCTGCTCTCAGGATGTGGGCCGAGCAAAAAGGTCCTGAAAACGGACATTACAACAACAACCAATACAGAAACTAAAAGGGTTGATACATCGTCCGTAAAAGCGGCCTGGGAGGACATCTTAAATACTGTCGTTAGTAAAATAGATATGTCCAAAATAAGGATTACAACCTACTTTCCGACAATTGATAGTACGACAGGTAAGCAATTGGTTAAA